ACAACTTACATATCGATTAGTAGGTAGTAGTAATGAGACAAATTGTAAGATGCTCTGGACGTGCTTGTCAGTATCGAACATGTCGTATATGATGCCCTCTGCCATGGCCCATAAACCTAAGATATATCGCTTATAAAACACTCCTGTGTACCGATTACGGTATCGCTCTTTAATCTTTTCTGAAAGAGATAGGTTGTCGTCCATTGTGAAATGGAGATGGAGAAGATTCTTTTCTTTACATTTGTCTATCCACTCTGTCTTAAACCAGTGGTAGGGTCCATTCGGATTACAGTTAAACCAATATTTGCTATCCTCAACAGAACATCTAGCAGTGGCTTGATTTACAAAACTTTCTGGCATTAATGCTACTTCATCAAAAAAACAGCCTGCAAGCGTGATCAAATGTTATCGTAAAGACTTTTTATCCTCTACTTCTTGTAGTTTCCTACAAGGTCAGCATACATTTTCAACCAAATAAAAAAGACAACCTCTTTTGGTTGTCGGGCACTCGTGGGAGTTTTATATTCTCTGTTGAGTTTCAACTCCTATGCGTTACGGTGAGCCATGACTTTTAAATCATGCTTTACCTCGGTATTAGCTTATTTTAATTTTCGGGGGTATAATATTTCTTCAATAGGCTTTTTTCTTCTATACCTATTCGCTAACGTTGTATATGGAAGATTTAAATATCTCGCCCATTCAGGAAGTGTCATCGTTTTGTCTTGGTAAGTCAATACAATGTTATTTCGCTTATTATTAGCCTGAGTATATTTATCAACCCAGCGACAGTTGTCAGGTTCATAATTTCCATTATAATCAATTCTATCAATACTAAGATTTTCAATATACCCATTTTTGAAAGACCAATCACGGAAACTCTCAAAACCATTCAACCATTCATCGCATATTTTTATCCCTCTGCCACCATATAGGTGATACTCTGAATAATTAACATAATAACAACGTTCTTTCATTTTTGAATATATTTTATATAATCTCGTTTTTGTCATTTCGTGACTTTTTCTAGGATTGTTTATTTTGAAATTATGTTTAGCTAATATTTTTTCTCTATAGCATCCACAACTTTTTACACCTTTCCCTAATAACCCATCTGCTCTCCTAACAATAATGTTCCCACATTCGCATTTACACTTCCAAAAATAACGATATCCATTAGAAATACGGACATTGTGAGAAAAAGCAATAACAGTTAGCATATCATATACATTACCTATTAAATTTTTCATGTTTACACCTCTATAAGTTTATTATACAATAAACACCCTCATGTGTAAACCCCGATTAATTCATGATTAAAACTTAGCTTTCACCGATTTTACCCGATGTTTACTTGTTGATTACTCAACAAGGGGGCATCACTCTACCCTGTATCAAGTCCTGTGACCGTTCATCTTTTCCACCAAATATGTAAAAGTAATTTTCTATTTCTCCCCTAGTTATAACAACTAAATTGTCGGCTCTGTGGTCTTTAACTCTGTATCCTCTGCTTTTTAGCATCAACTTTAACCAGAACAAAACATTTCGCCTAAAGGAGCCTATTGTCTTTCCACACATTCCAAAGCTCTGTCCATTAAAAGAAGTCATTGCCCATATTGCATACGATAATGACATACACAAAGTTTTTCCCGAACGAATAGCGCCGTCCGCTATAACACCATCTTTCCCCTTTACTGGCGAGGTAATCGTCCACCAGTTCAGAATCTTACGTTGTTTTTGGGAGAACGGCTTAAATTTAAAAAACTGTCTAATCTTCTTCATCTTCCCAATCCTCTGCTGCTGATCCCTTTAACGCCTCTAGGAATCCGTCATCTTCTATCTCTGGTTCTTCTGGATTCAATCGCTGTTGCTCTAATTCTAGTCGCCTCATATCATTGCGCAACCTATTCAAAGTCTCTAGCGCTTTCGTCTTGGCTCTTTGAACTTTCGTAAGTTCCTGTTCTAATGTCATGATACTGTTTAACAATGGCTCCATTTCTGTATTAGTCTCTTCCGACTTTCCGTCAAAATCAGATTTTTTATTTGTTCTTTTAATGCCTTTGATACCAAAGGAGTTGCTTCCTTTTTCTTTGATATTTAACCTAAACTCTTGAATCTGCTTCATAAGTCTACGTTCGCGAATAGAGAAAAGTTGGAGTTGGTTTAATAAATATTCTTCACTGTTTGTATGCATATTCTGAATCATAGCAAGCTCTTCATCTTCCAGTGCATCCCAGTATACCTGTGCATACGCACCATGTTTCAAATTGTTTTGATTTCTAAGTGGTGCTCCTTCGTGTGAACCGACTGCATTTTGGTTGCCTTTTGGTGCTCCTCGCGCTCTAACCGAGCGTTCGCTTTCCTTTTCCGAACGTTCGCTATTTCTATCCGAACGTTCGCTTTGTTTCTTGTCCCAATTATAACTACTTTTCCAACGTCGAATTGTTCCTTCTGGTTTTTCTAGTTTTTTCGCTATATCACTGAGTTTCATGCCCTTTTCGTAAAACTGTTTTGCTTGTGAAACTTTCTTATCTGGTTCCCTTGCCATGCATATTCACCACCTCCCTTTTTCGTATTTGAATTGAATCCTATTTTTACTTCAACCACTGAATATAAATCTGTTTTGCTATTTTTTCCATCATAATCGGTGCTACACTCATGCCGCATACATATTGTACTTTTTGAGTGTCAAAATTATAATCTTTCGGAAATGTTTGACACTTGATAAAATCGTTGTCACTCATTTTCTTGTCATTGCACATTTTATAAAATTCGCCACCCGCTGTTATGGTTGGTGCAACCATGTTATCCCAAACAAGCGCATGATTAAAACAAGACGCTCTCTTTTCGCCATATAGACGCTTGTTTATATCTGATAATTTACGGTCTGTTGGTTTTTTGATCTTCAGTAATTCCTTGGTAAACCGTGTAGGTTCTCTGCCATCTTTGTCTCTCACTTCTCGAAATGGTATTATTTCTTCTTTGAATTGTAGTTTCAACTTCGGGTATCGCAATTCTTTTTTATGACCAATAAAAAATACGCGCTCTCTGCGTTGTGGCACTCCCATATAAGCAGCGTTCAAACAAAAAATTTGGACCTCATAGTCAATATTATGAAATCCTTTTAGTATTTCCGCTACGTATCCTTTAGCATTGCCCTAACTTTTCAATATCCCAACGCCCAGATATTTTATTGAGCGCAATGTTTAATGCCTTTTCCTCTGTGTTACTTAAATTTACAACTACACAGTTTGCCTCTGTGTGTCCTAAATCTTTTAGCACAGTAAGCGTTTGATGTCCCCCTACCACGTTTCCCGTGTTTTGATTCCACACAATCAACTGTACATGCCCAAACCTTGCTATGCTGGTTTTTAGTTTTTCATAATCGACATCACCTGTTTGTAGTTTTGCTCTCGGATTATATTTCGCAGGGCTTAAGTCTTTAATACTTTTTCTTTCAATTTGCATATCATCACTCCTTCAAAATTTTTATTTGAAGGAACAAGAAAAGACGCCTCATTTGAGACGTCTCACACAATTAGAATTTTACAATTACAGTATAGCATAGATTGATTGTACTGTCATTGTACTTTTTTTGTAATTCAGATATCCTCTTTTCCTAGCAGTCCATCTATCCCAAAAATCAATGCTGACAAGGCTTTGCAAGCAATATTGATATCTTTGTATACAGTCTCTTTTGTAATTACAAAATTTTCTGCTATTTCTTCTGCTGTCAATGTTGGTACATCCAAATATGACTTTTTTAGTATTTCCCAGCGTCTTTTTTGGATCATATCATTGCACTTGTTACATTGCTTTTCATATACTTTAAGCATATTTTCAACATGAGACACTATAATTGCTGTTCGGGATGCACTTCGTTTTATGGATTCAACAATTATCTCGTCATTGTAGATATTCATCATTGATTCTAAAATATCGGCCGCACTTTCTTTCATCTGTGTTCTTCCAAATACTGAATCTTGTGCATTCGCTTTCAATGTTTTAAAATTGCGAAGAAGAAGCTTAGTGTTTCTAAGCTTCTTACTTTTAGCCTTACGCTGTGTTTCTTCTCTTGTTGCATTGTATGCTGCTATACCTGTTTCTGCTCCTGTCTGCGCTGCGTGTTGTGCAAGGATAATCAGTTCTTCTTGCGTGACGCTATATCTTATTTTAGAATCCATTTTTTCTTCTCCCTCTTATTTGTTATTTACTTTTCACAATTTTCTCTATGTCCAGATTCCGATCATCAATGTAGTAATTTGCGTATACTTTCCGTGTATCGTTTCCCCAGTATTTAATATGTTCTTCTAGGTTTTTATTGATCGCATCAAATACCAAACCTTGCTCCTCACACCATGCGACTGCTGCCTGTAACTGTTCATCTGCCCTGCAGGTCCACAATATCACTTTGTCACCTGCTGCCCGTATCCTTTGTAGAAACTCTATGAGTTCTAAATTCGGTTTTCCTATCTCTGGCCACTTTCCCTGGTGTAGTGTTCCATCAAAATCTACTGCATACACCACTGGCTGTCTTTGTTCTGTATCTTTCTTTATTTTTTCCCTAAACCATGTTATTGCATCCTTTATCATTTTCCTTGTACTCGTGCGATGTCGCACTTGCCTTTCTCTGCTCGCTCTTTCATACTCTCAAGTTGTGTGCATACTAGATCATACATCACCGCATCTTCTCCTTCTAATTCTTCTTCTAATACATCCAGTGCCAAAAGTAGAGTTTGCAATTTATCCAAAATCTCCGTACATTCAATAATTGCTATTTCTTCTCCTGTTTTATCAACTTCTTCAATGCACTTCCTCTTATTTTCTATTGTTTCAAACTCTATTGTTCCATTTTCATCGGCAATAAGATTGCCCTCTTTGTCCACTGCGCCATATTCTTTTTGTATTTCCAGTTTCGCCTGTAAGAACTCTTCATATTTTCTTTCTAGTTCTCTGCAGAAACAGGACCTCGCCCTTGAAGTTCGTCCTTGCAACTTAATATTTGTCAAAAAATGATGTATGTGTTCGATATCTCTGTTATAAAATTCAATTTTACTCATATTTCTTTCCTCCTATCTCTTGTTAGCTCCATATTGTCAATCCGGACGAACTCCGTACTATGTTTCGCTTTCGTTCACCCTTTGGGTTTTTCTTTTGCGACTTGGCTAATATTTCTTCCACCCGGTATCCTTCTCTTGTTATTAGTTCTCTTGTTTTCCAAGTCTGCACAGTGGCAATGTGCTTTCCTAGTGCTTCTGCTATTTCTTTTAGTGTTCCATACATAATCTTCTTGTCGTTTTGGTATAATGTGTATTCTATTGGTGTTGCCATCTTCTACATTCCTCCTACAACGCTTCAAGTTCTGCTTTCAATTCTTAGACTTACTTTCCTTTTTTCGTGTTGGCATATAACATCTCTAGCTTACTTAAGTCCATCTTGATATCCTCGTAACTGCTACCCGTGTCAGCTCTTTTATACACTTCCCTCTTCCTCCTCTTTGTCGGAACGTTTAATCTTTATGCCTTTTTCTGTATCTGTTATAGTTGCTGTGGTTCGGCCATCCAACCTTATTGTCGCTTGCGTAATTTCGCTCTCAATTATTAGGTTTACCACTTCTCTTAAAAAATCTCTTACATCTTCAGATGTCTCTCCATGTAACGACTTTGGGCCAAATTGTTTCTCAATGGTTTTCTTTGCTTGTTCGTTTCTATATTTTCTCCTAGTATAGGTTTCAGCCTCCACACATTCGCATCGCTCTACTGTGTACTCGTCTCTATCTGCGCTGTTCCACTCTATGGGCATTTCTAGCGTACTCATTTGCTTACAAAATCTGCAAGTTCCTGGTAGCATTTCTACTGGTGTGTCTTTCTTGATTTCATCTTTCTTCATAAAAATTCCTTTCTCCTCCCCATAAGGGGGAGGTCTTACAATGGCTTACTGGTTACATTCGTGATATATAAATTTTATTGGTGCCTATTGTGTAAAGTGGATTTCCCACTTTTCATTTGGATATGCCTCCTCAAACGCTTGTTTAGATATCTCTACAAGCATATCCTCTAACTCTTTATTTCCATGTACTCCTTCTCTCCCTGTCCCGTGGTGCTTGGGACACAGGTTTACTTTTAATCCAAAGTCTTCTGATTTTGTTTTTCGGCCAGAGCCAAATACCACGTGATGTTCATGTGTGTACTGCTGCTGGTAGTTGTTCTCTAATAACATGCATAGGTAGCATCTTTTGTCTTCCCTTGATTGCAAAATACTTTTTGGGTGTTGCTTTCGCCTTTTCTTCTTTGTGCACTTCGGAAATGCCATATCTGTATAATCTATGCTCACAGTTTTACAACCTTATTCATCCAGTCGTCCCACCCTTCGTCTGGTTCTGCAAATTCTTGCTCTAGGAGTTTTGATATGCTGTTCAGTTTTCCATTCGTTAAGATGATCCATATTGGTTTTTCAATCAAATTCGGGTCATCTTCTAAATTGCTCTCGCATTGAGGAAAATCAACGTTTGTTGGCATTTCATCTTCTGGTTTTGTCTCATTTTCTACGTTTTCTTCATTTTGAGA